GTACTTCTACGTTACATGTTGAATCATTCCACTCAACACGTTGCAGATTGTGATTAATATTTTCATCAATAGTATTGAACAACTCATCGAGACGTGTATCAAAATTGAGTTGTGTATTTTCTTTTACACTTGATGTAATGAGTGTGCGAACCGTATCGTGTTGATCAACAATGCAAGAAAATTGTTTGTTTTTATCAATAGTACTCAACGCGGTGCGAATAGCATCCCAATTTTCTGCCGGTTTTGAGAAAATCTCTTTGGAAAGATTTGTACGAATCCCAAGAGTATCCATTAGCTCTCGGGTCTGAATTGCGACATACTTATCATTAATGATAAGCTTATTGGCGTCACATGTAATATTCTGCGTACCAAAAGGTACGATTGTGTGATTCTTAACTTCTTCTTTGATTTGTTCTAGTGTATTTGTCATATGTTTTGTAGTAATTGTTTTGTTACTTACAATTATTATAACGTATTTCCTTTAGAGTTTCACCTAACAATTTACATTTACAATTTTATCTTGCAAATTAATACTATGATGCATCATCATTAAATCTTGTTCAAGTTCAATTGACCAATGTGTTTTTAGTTTTCTTGTTCCTGCATAAACAGGGATACTCTCAATTGGTATTGTAAATGCATTGCTTTTAGGTATAGGTAAAAACGGTGCAAGTGTAGCACCAATTAATTTCTTAAAGAATGATCGTCTGTCAGACATACTAACTGCGTTGTTGTGTAATTTCATGATAAAATTGGAGCTTCCAGTGAGAATCGAGCTCACATATCATCCTTACCGAGAATGCATAATACCATTATATTATGGAAGCATTGGTACCCTAGGCCGGATTCGAACCGGCAACACACGGGGCTTAAACCCGATGCATCTACCAATTGTGCTACTAGGGCATTGAAAGTGGTTCTCTTGGATGGTAATGCTCCATCTTAGATCGCTTCACAGGCGATGACATTACTTTTATGATACAAAGAGATTTTGAAAGTGGTACCTGGTGCGGGAATCGAACCCACATAAAGGCTTTAGAAGAGCCTTGTCCTATCCGTTGAACGAACCAGGCATTTAAATTGGAGCGCAATCAGGGAATCAAACCCTGCTAAGCGATTTTGCAGACCGCCGCCTACATCAGCTGGCTCATTGCGCATTTGAAAATTGTTGACACTCTATTGAGTAGCTAATTCAACGAGTGTCTCAGAAACCATTCAATGAGCTTGTGCAAGCGCACTCATTCCAGAGCCGTCAAAGGTACTCGGCTTGCAAGATCGACCTTTGTGTTGCGGTTAGTTGAATGTTCTGAAATTGGTGGAGCGTAAGGGATTCGAACCCTTTCTTCAACCGTGCAAGGATCATGTGCTACCATTATCACTAACGCCCCATAAATTGGTACCCGAAGTAGGATTCAAACCTACAACAATCCGCGTGTAAGGCGGGCGCTCTATCGTTGAGCTATTCGGGCATTTTAAATTCCTGTATTAAATTCAATGATAAATATCGTCCATAATTAAGTGTTTCATGGATACCGCTCAACCATTGATGTTGTCTTGTTTCAATAGTTTCATGTTCAAATATTGAATTAATTTGATCAATTACTTTCGAAATATTATCTTGCAATAATTGAGCTTGAATTTTGGTCATATTACTCTGAAACCTTTGTTTCTTTACGAGCATTCTTCTCAGCTGTAATTTCATTACGACGAGCTTTAGCTAGTACGATAATCTCTTGTAGACGCTTTCGTGCGTTTGTACTTGCAGATGATTTACCGTTGATGAATTTTTCGTCATCAATTGCAAAAGCTTCAGTTAGTTCTTTAAGTTGGTCATATGTTTTTGTCATACTTTATTATAATATCTTTCCTATCTGAATCAACTATTAAATTGGCTCCCAAGCGAGGGGTCGAACCTCGTTCAACTGGTTAACAGCCAGCCCGCTCAACCGTGTGCGTTCCTGGGATTTTGAAATTGGATGCAGGTCGGGGATTGCACCACGCTCTCCGGGTTATGAGCCCAGAATGGTCACTAGACCACTTACCTGCAATTTGAAATTGGCAGAGCTAACGGGAATTGAACCCGCGTTTCCGGCTTGACAGACCAGTGTAATAACCACTATACCATAGCTCTATTTGAAATTGGTAACGGCGACGGGGTTCGAACCCGCGGTCTTCACGTTGAAAGCGTGACGATTTAACCAACTAATCTACACCGTCGTTTATACTAACATTATAATGATGTTCCTTTGAACATCTACTATTTAAATTGGTGAACCTTAACGGTAATGCTCCGTTTTCTAGAAGTTAAAAGCTTCTTGCTTCACTGTTAAAGCTTAAGGTTCTTTAGGAAGTTTTGAAATTGGTGCCTCTAGCTGGAATTGAACCAACATTAATCGCGTATGAAACGAATATTCTACCATTGAATTATAGAGGCTATTTGAAATTGGCAGCTCCCCCAAGACTCGAACTTGGACTAAAAGATTCAAAATCTTCTGTGCTAACCATTACACTAAGGAGCCATTTGAAATTGGTACCCGTAGAGGGATTCGAACCCCCAACATTATGATCCTAAATCATATGCATCTACCAGTTGTGCTATACGGGTATTAAATGGTACCTCATAGAAGATTCGAACTCCTACTTTTTCGTTCGTAGCGAAACGTGCTTTCCATTACACTAACGAGGCATTTAAAATGGCAGCGCGGGTGGGTAACGCTCCCACTTAAGGCAGTTTTGGAGACTGCTGTATCACTTTTCTACCACCACGATGTTTAAATTGGTCCTTCTGGCAGGAATTGAACCTGCGTCGCTGCCTTATCAAGACAGAGCTAAACCACTCAGCTACAGAAGGTTTGAAATTTGCACCCCTAGTTGGATTTGCACCAACGTCTATGGTTTATCGGTCCATTGCTAAAGCTGCTCAGCTATAGGGGATTTTATATATTTGTAGGATGGTCGCGAGGTTTTACCCGAAACGCCACACCATCAGTCTTTCGGCCACACACTAGCATTGCTGCTCTACAAAAATGGAGGAGAGCTGCGGTCCTGCCCCGCACACCTCGTGGGAAGTGCATGATGTTTAGCAAACATCTCTAGCGCCTCGACTAGTTAACTCTCCATAAATTGGTCAGGATAGTTGGATTTGAACCAACGACCACTCACTTCCAAGGCGAGTGCGCTACCAGACTGCGCTATATCCTGTTGAAATTGGTGCGGTAGACAGGGCTCGAACCTGCAACATCCTACTTGGAAGGAAGGCGCTCTTGCCAATTGAGCTACTACCGCTTTTGAAATTGGAGCTGGATGTGAGATTCGAACTCACGAAGCTATCGCAATGGTTTACAAAACCATCCCCTTTGGCCACTTGGGTAATCCAGCATAAAAATTGGAGCGTTATATGGGATTCGAGCCCATTCAATAACCTTGGCAAGGTCATATGCAGCCATCACATCCATAACGCATGGAGGAAGAAGTGAGATTCGAACTCACGGAGGTTTTTAGGCCTCTACGCATTTCAAGTGCGTCGCCTTAAACCAGACTCAGCCATTCTTCCATAAATTGGACGGTGTTTTCTTTTACTTCAGATCACCGAAAGTCTGAAGTTCAGAGGTCGGGTAGAAGCCGACATAAATGGTGTGTCAGGTCCGATTCGAACGGACTATGGTTCTTAAGTAAAGGGGTTACAGCCCTCCGCGACACAACTCCAACTTCGCCGCTGACACATAAATGGTCCCTGTGTAAGGAATCGAACCTTACCGTCTCACTCTTCAGGCGAGCGCAATCTCCAGATTTGCTTCACAGGGTTAAAATAAATAGTTTTTGGTGGCTACACCAGGCAACTTCACGATATCGTTACAAACCCATATGCTATATTTATTTATTATTAATCACTGTAGACTTTCATCTCCGTCGCATTCTGCGAGCTCTTGGGCTATTTTGGTTATCCCTTGTCGTGAACCTTATTTATTATTCTAATATTATAATCTATTTCCTTTATCTCAACTATCTTTTTTAATTATTATCTTAAAATCGATTGAGGCATCGGAATAGACCAATCATATCCCTCGCAACCTTTACTAAAGGCGCGCTGTTTGAGATATGTTAGATTTTGGTTCATCTGAAATTATTTATATCAAACGGCCTAATTATCCACATCAAAAATGCACTTTTTAGTAAATTTGTGAAGTTGTATTAAATTAATTGTATTGCTACTTTCATTCTCTACACCTTTATTATAACGACTTTCCTTATGATATTTTCTGATACCAAGAAGGTTGTTTTCTCTTTGTCCAGGTTGCAAAGTCTTTATCGCATATAATATATTGCTTATATTGATCGATAACAGATAGCTTATCAAAACCTTTAGTTTGACGACATTTACTATCCTTACCAATAGCAACCGTAAATGGTGTTAAACCACGTTGCTCAACAATAGTATGATTTCGATTTTGATCACACCATTTTAAAAATATTGAACTAAAATGTTCTGGGCTACCAACCCATCTAAAATTACGTTCATCAACCATCGCAAGAGCATGGTCAAGTAACCACTCAAAATTTGCTTGAGATTCAATCGTCCAAAGAGTACATTGATGCTTTGCATAACCTTTACCTCTTCGACGTGCTGACCCAGCTTTAGTTCGAGGACACGTCTCATGAGACAACGAGTCCTGCGAAAATGCATTTTGAAGCATAATGCAGGACTCAATAATCATTTTAGATCTTGCATGTTGATCGCAAAGATTAATTGCTGATACAACAGGATCTTTATCAGTTACAAAAATATTCATAACTGAATTATATTTTATTTCCTAAACCAAAGATCTACTACCTTGAGCAAATTCAATAAACTTATAAAATTCATTTCTACTATTATCACCTGTCTCATGGAATGAACCAGACATACGGGCAGTACGCATGGTTGAATTCTGTTTGATCCCTCTGAGTGAGCAACAAGTATGATTTGCTTCAACCATGATCGCAACACCTTTATTATTAATACAAAGATCACTAATATATTTGTGAATATCCATCGTGAGATTTTCTTGCACAGAGGGTCTACGTGAAAAGTAATCAACAATACGATTTAATTTAGATAACCCAACCACTTTACCTTCCGGATCTGGTAGATAAGCTACGTGAGCATATCCAAAGAAAGGTAAGTTATGATGTGCACACATACTCACAACAGGTATATTAGTTTGACATACCATACCATCATATTGACCATCATTAGTAAATGCAGTAATTTTAGGTTCATCCATAAAGCAACCTGCTGCTAGATCGTTAACCCATGCTTTAGCTACTCGACGAGGTGTATCTTCCATATGCGGATGATTTTGCCAATCGAAGCCAAGTGCACTTAGAAATTGACCATAAGCTTGCTCTGCTTGTTTAATATCGTATATTTGACTCATAATACTATTATAATATCACATTTCCAATTATCAATATAATATTTTGAAAAATACTTAGTTGATTTTTCTACCACCATGACATTAAATAAATGAGTATTGGTAGAGTGAGCGGCTGGTGAGCCCCAAAGGTTCAAATATTCTTTTTCTCTCTTGCTCTATATAATACGTTGATTTACACATTTTTTTTGATGACGTACCAAATTTTGTGGTGTTATCTGACATTTACAATCATTACACATTATTGTCTTTCGTTTTTTTCGTGTTGAATCTTTCATTCGTTGCCTAGTCTCAGCTGAACGAGTACGTCCTAAATGAAATTTTCGACATTTTTCTATAGCGTTAATTGATCTAATCCTTATACCTTTAGGACAGGTACCATGAACCCAACCTACTGGTATTTCTTCAATTGAGTTAAATGCTTTGATTTGAAATGTATTTTGATTATATCCTCTAACTCTACCACCTGTTGTATTTCCTCCGTCACCAATTTCATCTATTAAGTTAGCCCAAGTAGAATCTTCTACAATATTATATAGCTTAGAATAATATATACCAGCTGCTCTGAGCTCAATATTAGTTGGGTAATGCCCTAAAATGGTAGTAGAAATATCACATTTATGTTTTGCAAGTATTCGCTTCCAGTACACACCTGATCCTTTATATTTTATAGGATCTTTATAATCAGCACACTTACACAAGTATTTGATATTGAGGCCTACAGCTTCCTTAACCATTAAATAATAACCAAAGTCCATAATAGTATTTATATTATATTGTTGATTTTAGCGTGGTTAATATTATAATATAATTATGAATAAAAGTCCATATAGTAGTACTAAAGTAATTGAACTTGGATCGTGCGCGTTCCGTCAATGGAGAGCAATTCACTCACATTGCAGATTTATTCACGGTTATAAATTAACAGCTAAATTCTGGTTTGGTGGTAGTGCACTAGATGAAAAAAATTGGATTTGTGATTTTGGGGGGCTTAAAAATCTTAAATCTACATTACAGAGTATGTTTGACCATACTCTGTGTGTTGCAGCTGATGACCCACATCTCGAAGATTTTAAATTATTACATGAAAAAGGTGTGGTTGATCTACGTATCATGGATAACGGTGTGGGTATTGAGAGGGTAGCAGAATTCTGCTACCATGCAGCTACTGCAGCTATTACATTAAAATATGGTGATAGAGTATGGGTAGAAAAAGTTGAGGTATTCGAACATGAAGATAATTCAGCAATTTATGAACCTATTAAACCTACTAATGATCAAATCGATTCAATGGTATTGAATCACGCTATTGTCACTGCACAAGAGATTGGTGATCCTGTTGTGACAATGCCTGAACCTATCCAAACACCACCACATCAGTCAACAGCAGCTCACGTTGGTCCTCGAACAACTACTGGTAATTACAGCGGCTTGTTCTCTGGTACAAACTGGGGATGATATTTAGGTATGCCTTCTAATACTTTAACAATATGTTTTAGTATCTCAGAACGTACAATCTCGTTTATACCAAACTTTAAGCAATAGATCTCATTATCTTTACTAAATGGTGTATTGAATGCGTTGAGCACATCTTTAAATCCAGAATTTCTAATATCGGTTTGAAATGTATCACCAACGATTACATACTTGGATTTATGTCCAAATCTAGTAAGAATAGTAGTCAGTTCTTCTTTACTTAAATTTTGTGATTCATCAACGATTACAAGAGCTCGATTAAAGGTAAGACCACGACAATAGTTAACAGGTATACCTTTAATCATCTCACTTTTATAGAGGTTATCAGCTGTTGATTTGCTGGTAATTTCTGTTATTTTTTCAATAAGTGGCATTGACCACGGTAAAAATTTATCATTTACTTCACCAGGAAGTGATCCCATCTGCTTTGATGCAGATTCTACAATTGATCTAATATAAAAAATTTGATCAATATAATGTTCTTTTAAAAGATGTAAACCAGCTAAGACAGCAATATATGTCTTAGCTGTACCTGCAGGCCC